TCCCCCAAGACAGCCGAGCAGGAGGCTTGATAGGCTCGACCGCGCGGCTGATTGAGTTTCTCAGACAACCCCCGCAACTCGGCGTGGAACGCCCCTCCACCGCGCCGGATCTCGCCGATTGTGCCGCGAAAGACGATCTGACGTTCTGCAGGCACGCGCCAGTTCACGTGCCAGGCCGTTACCTCGGCCCCGTCATACCGGCCCGCGAGTATGTCGACCTCGCGGATCGCGGCATCACTGAGCGCACCGATCGCCTCACCGTTGTCGACCGACAGGCCAAGCGACGTCTCAATGGCCTGCGCGGTCATCCCCGCCTCGGCGCGAAAGTCCATACCGTCGAAGGAAACGGGCAGGTCGTGATCAGTAAAACCGAGCGTTGTGCCATCCTTTCGCACCACCGCCCAGCAGCGGCAGACCGTGGTTGCTCCACTTGCCAAATGGTCCGCTAGGCCGCTCACAGCCGCACCTCGATCACCGGCACATCGGGCACCTCGCCCGCATTGAAGCTGGCCATCGACGTGCGGATCGCGTCTGTGGCGAAACGCACCGGCACGTCGAATTCATATCCGGCCCGGATCACCGCCTGAATGTCGGGCGGATGGGAAAAGGTCACGATCCCCGTCGCGGTATCGAGGGCATAGTCGCCCCCCTCCGCCTGCGGCTCTCCGCTGACCGTTATCTGAACTGTGCCAGCCACCGGTTTGCGAATGGGGCGCACATAGACGCTGTCTCCCGAAGCATAGCTTTTGACGAGTTGAAAGCTGGAAGTGACCTCATCGCCAGCGCCGATCACCTGATCCTCGCCCGTGACCTCACCCGAAGGCTGGCAGGATTTGAAATCGGACCAATCCTTCCAGCGAAAGGCGTGAAGCTGGCCCTCGCGGGCCTCGAAAAAGGCAACCAGCGTCGCCACGTCGTCGAGCGACCTGAGGCCCATACCGGCGTCATAGCGCCGGCGCGAATGAGCCCAGGGCGCGTTGCGTTCTTCATGGCCGTTGGCGAGGGTGACGATCTCGACCCGCCGCTCGGGGCCGCCCACAGCGCCAAGGCTCAGCGAAGCCGGAAAACGGATATCGTGAAAGCTCATCTCTAAACCTCAAATATTGCGCTGTGCCCGACCGAGGGCGCGAGCCACCTGTGCCGCAATCTGACCACGACTGCGGTCAAAGCCCGCCACATCGGGCGTTGTGATATTCATGTGAACGGTGACCGACCCGCCGCCGCCCGCGCGCACACCGAGCTTGCCATCCGCGCCGCGCGCCAAAGGCATGATCGCCTCGGGCCCGGCCTCGCCCATGAGCCCCATGCCCCCGCGCATCGGGAAGGCGACAGGGCCGGACAAGACGCCCCCCTTGGCAAAGGGCATGACCCGGCCTTGGGTGAAAGCTGCGCCATCGGCATAGGGCATCATCCCCGAGACGGCCGCATTCAGCCCCTGTGCCAAAAGCCCCCCGAAGTGATCGGTGACGGGACGGACCGCAGCAGAATAGACGGTATTGAGCATGGATTTTCCCAGATCACGCAGCGTGTCGCTGAGCTTGGCGCCGTCAAACACCAACCCGTCCAGCGCACGGCGTAGGCCACTGGAGAAGCCGCGCTCGAGGTTGCCGAGATCACGGGTCGTCTCGAGAAGGCTGGTCTGAAGCGACCGAAGCTGGCCATCGAAAGCCGCCGTCATTGAGGCGCTGTCGCCCAGCGCCTGGTCGAGCGCATCTGCGCCAGACCCAAACGCCCCCAAACGATCACTCATGGCCCGCTCCTTTCACTCTGTCTGGAAAACTCTTCATCAAGGCGTCGAACCCTTGCCGCCCAAGCGGCTGCGCCCGGCCCGGTTCGCCCAGCATCAGCATCAACTCGCCGGGCGTGAGCGCCCAGAACTCGGCCGGCCTCAGCCGCAGCCGCCCAAGGCCAAGCCGCAAAAGCGCGGGCCAGTCGAAGCCCATCACGCCCCAGCAGGCGCAAAGGCGTGGGCCAGCATCAGCGCCGCCGCCTGTGCGGCGCCGACCGGCCCTCCGGCGATATCTGCCGAGAGAAGTTCCTCGGCCCGCCCGCGCCATCCGCCCCCGCGCAGCCCCGCCACGATGAGCGCCATCAGATCGCGCCCCGAATAGCGCCCGCCCTCGAAACGGGCGATGAGATCGACGAGCGACCCCTCGCCGAGCTCGGACTCGAGCTCGGCCAAGGCCCCAAGCGTGAGCTTGCAGGGATGGTCCACGCCATCAATCCTGAGGCTGACCTCACCGGCATACGGGTTGGTCATCAGACGAAGGCCGTGAATACCAGCGCCCCGGCCGAAGCCAGCGCCAGCTCATAGGTGGCCTCGCCGTTATAGGTTCCGGCGTATTCGATCGAGGTGACCTGAAACGGCCCCTCGACGCGGCCGAAATCGGGGATCACCACCTGGAAATCAGGCGTCTCACCGTCAAAGAAGATCTGGCGCACCCGTTCGTCGGTATTGGCGTCCTTGAACACGCCCGAGCCCGAAAGCGAGGCCGAGCGCACCCCCGCGCCGCCCAAAAGCTCGCGCCAACCGCCCGTGCTTTCGAGGCTGGTGATGTCGATCGTCTCGGCATTGAACGAGACGCGCGTGGCCCGAAGGCCGGCGGCGGTCTCGAAAGAGCCGTCGCCAGTCATGTCGATCTTGATCAGAAGATCCTTGCCGTTTTGGGCAACCATTTGAAATACCTCGCTTATTGAGCCTTGTGTCAGTTGTCTTCGACGCGGGCGCGGAAGATCAGGTCAATCTGGCGGGTGCCCGCCGATCCGACCCGCGCCGCGACAGCGCGATGGAAATTGAGCGCGACGAGATGGCCGCGCGTGAGGGTCAGCGGCGCATCGACCAGCGCGTCCGAAATGGCCGCAGCTGTTGCCTTGGCCGCGCTGAAACCGGCGCTGTCGGTCACGACAGAGATCATGAAAGCGTGCTCGGCCCCAGCGCCGGTACCGTCCGATCGGTCCTGAACCTTTTCCGCGCCGAGAATGACATAGAGATCAGGCAAGGTTCCGGTTGGCAGCGCATCATAGATCGCAGTGCCGACAAGCGCGGTGAGAGACGCATCGCCCGAAAGCCTTTGGAAAACCGCAGCCTGAAGCGCGGCGGCGACACCATAACTCATGGAGCAACCTCCTCTTCCAACTGGCAGACAAGATACCGGGCGTCTTCATCTCGCTCGGCCACCGAAAGGATCGCATAGAGGCGCCCCCCTTCGCGCAGCCGCTGTCCCGGCTTGGGCCGTGAGGGGCTGCCCTCGGGCGCTGCGCGCAGGATAGCCCGATAACCGGCCCGCGAGACAGAACCGCCCGCCACCGCCGCCTCGCGGCCCGTGCGCGCCTCAAGTGCGGCCCAAAGCGTGCCGAGCGCGGTCCAGACGGTGGAAAAGCCACCCGCGCCATCGGCGAGCCGCTCTTCCGCCTCGAGAACAAGCTTGCGATTAAGACGCGGGATCATGCGCGCCCCCGACCGGCCGAAAGCCGGATCGTGCGAAACCGTTCGATCAGCCCCGCCACACCCGACGGAAGCCCAAGCGGCCCCGAGGTATCGTGACGGAACTCGTAGTAGTGCGCGGCCAGCATCAAGACCGCCTGCGCCAGATCTGACGGCAAATCGATCCACTCCGGCCCATAACCGGCTAAAAACCGGACCCGAGCCGAACCCGCCATCTGGATTACAGGCAGCGACAGACCCGCCCCCCTCAGGATCGGCGCCTGCAGATCCGGCACCAGCCGATAACGCGAGGCCGCAACGAGGCTCTCGTCGCCATCACGCCCAATGAGCGTGAGATCGATCAGCGCGTTCACCGGCGCCACTGGTAAAGCCTCTGCCTCGCCATCCCGCCAGCCTGTGACAGTCCAGACAAAGCTGCGTTCGATCAGGATCTTGCCGGTCCGCGCCTCGATGGCCGCCAGAGCCGCACGCAGATAGCTCGCAAGCAGCCCGTCCTGCACATCCTCATCGGCAAAACCCGAGCCAAGACGCAGGTGCTCTTTGAATTCGGCCAGCGGCAAGGCCGCATCGGGCACCCTGCTCTCTTCGACTAACATCATGGAACGTCTCCGAATTTCCAAATCTCCCATCCTGCGCCGGACGCGCACCCCAACGTCGCTCGGACGGAGGGAGCAGCTAGACGACGCCGGTTGCGGCGCGCGCCCGGACGGGAGCGGTCAGGTCATGACCGCCCCCTTCGGTCTCACTCTCAGGCGAGACCGAACTTCAGGAGCTTGATCGCGCCAAAATCGCTCACCGCACCGCCCACACGCTTGGTCGCGTAGAAAAGAACGTGCGGCTTGGCCGAGAAGGGATCGCGCAGGATGCGCAGGTCCGACCGGTCGGCGATGGTATAGCCCGCCTCGAAATCGCCGAAGGCGATCGGCGTGGTATCCGCACCGATGTCGGGCATATCCTCGGCAATGAGCACCGGATAGCCCATCAGGCGCGCAGGCTCGCCCGCGGCAAGGCCATCGGACCACAGGAAGCGGCCATCGGCGTCCTTGAGCTTGCGGATGGTGCCGGCAGTCTTCGAGTTCATCACGAAACTCGCACCCGCGCGATATTCGGCGCCGAGGGCATAGACGAGCTCGATCACCGGATCGCCATCGACGATGGAGCCGCTCGCGCCGGTGACGACATAGCCGATATTGCCCCAGGCCCAGACATCATTGTCGACCTTGGGATAGCTGAGGAAACCCTTGGGCTTGTCGACACCATCGCCGCTGACGAAAGAGGCCGCTTCCGATCGGGCAAACTTGGCGGCGATGCGGCCAGCAAGCCAGCCTTCGATATCGAAGGCGGAATCGTCCAGAAGGCGCTGCGTGGCCTTCGGCATGGCCGAGAGTTCGTGCAGCGGGATGGTGATGCGGTCGATCTGCGGGGTGTCGGTCTCGGCGGCAGCACCGCTTTCCGAGGCCCAGCCAGCGCCCATTTCGGTATGGTCGATCAGAACGTCGAAGGAGGCGGCATCGACCGTCACCACATTGGCAATCGCGCGCACCGAAGCGTTCGAGC